ATCACTTAAATTTTTTTTTCGTTCTGACAGGTGATCTACCTTGACTTTAGCCAGTAGATCGTTCTAACGCCTCAGGATAATCACCCGACTCATGAGGAGGGTAAATGAGAGACCTACCGATATTTCTACCCGCCCCTGATGTTGCCACCATGACCAGTCTTGAGCTTGTTGGTTTCATCAATGATGTCCGGGCAAAAAAAGCAGAACAGGAAGGGAAGACGTTTCCCTGTAAAAATTTCCCTGAGTTACTCCATAAGAATTTCATCGCTAAAGTACCGAAAGTGCTCGGTTTATCATCGGCTAAATTTTTAGCCGATGATACGTTCACCACGGGTAATGGGGCAGCCAACACCCGCAAAATCTATAAATTCCCACGTCGCGAGGCTTGCCTGATGGCAATGTCTTACGATTATGACGCTCAGGCGCGCGTTTTTGACCGGATGGACGAGTTAGAAGGGCGAATAAATGTCAATTTTATGGACTTTTCAGCCTTTAAGACCATGACAATCGCTCAAATGCAAACGCGCGTCACCTTAGCTGAGCGATATTCGTTTGAAGAACATGGTCAGAAAGGAAGCGGATTAATGCGGTTAAGGAAAAAGGAAAAACGTCAGATTCGAAATGCTGAAGATGTTGTGAATAAACTTTCTCAATTGGAATTGCCTGGCTTTGAAATTGAAATGCTTGAGGAAGTATGACAACGATTGAAAAAAAATTCCCAAAGCAATTAACAAAACGCTGATTCAACGAAACGCCACTTCAACTCGATTCGTGCGAATGCATTTCTTTTTTTAATTCTGTTAGCATTAATTTTCAAAAAAGATTTTGAGGGTTGGTTATTTCACGCGAAGCAGTTTGCAAAAAAACACACCACTCAAAAAGAATGAGCGATAAAATAGAGCCTCCTTTAAAAGGAAAATCAGTAATTCATCAATATACAGACCTTAAGGACATGCAATATGAAGAAAATAATGCTTATTGGCTCTTTTTTTGCTGCTGTTTCGTTCTCTGGCCTTGCTCAAGCGGTCGATTGTCCGGCTCCTGATACCGTTGTTTCTACCCATATTGAAAAAGATTCTGACGGTATTTCAAGCATGATTTACTGTTCACCTTCTTCTTCAGAATGTTCCTGGAAAGGATTCGATCCTTTTGCCAACGAAGGTCATAAAGTTGTATCGCTGACCAGTGGCAGCATGGCGATCGAACACAATGGCTTAACGTATTGTGATTACAAACTTGATTCAGGTGATCAGATCCGACTTTCTTTGTTAAAGAAATAACTATTTATTTTTTATAACACATTTCCTAAATCCGCCTTTATGGCGGATTTTTATTTTACATGGAAATCTAACTTCCCGGTTTTGAAAAAATACGGGTGAGCGTCTCATGAATTATCTTGAATTTATCGAAAGCAATATTGCGTCCGAACTTCTTCGTCTCGGATTCGATAAGTCAGCGGCGAGTGCGGGCGCGCGTGAAGGTGTCGCCTTTTTTCAACGAACAACCTCATCAAGCAAAAAGGGCAAAATATTCGAAGATTGCCTTTCTCACGCGAAATTATTCGCCAAAAAACACGATTCAAAGAAAAAATAACGCCAAAATTCCCTAATCTCTTCAAAAAGTAAGGAGAATTACCCCATGTTTAAGAAAATAATGCTTATTTCAGTCCTGTCTTTTGTTTCATGCACGGCCATTGCGGCGGAAGTGAGGTGTCCTTTACCTGAAAATGTCCGCACTAATGGTAAAGTCCAGATTGAAGACGGGATCCCCGGTTTCATTTACTGCTCGCCGTCCACACTGGAATGCAAATGGAAGGGCATTGACCCGATCTCTGATGAGGCAAGCCCAGTCGTTTCTGTGAATAATCCTGGCAACAAGGCTACCCAACATAACGGGCTGACGTATTGTGATTACACACTGAAAAACGGTTCACAGATCCGTATGGCTTTAGAAAAATAAATGTAGAAAGAGACATCGTTATGCTCACCACAAAAAAAAGGAATTTTGCCGAACACTGGATGAGTGGTAATAATAAAACTCAGTCCGCCATTAAAGCCGGTTACAGTGCGGCAAGTGCAAAATATAAAGGTCACGAGCTATCAAAGGATAAAGACGTACTGGAATACATTGAGCGCATTAAGGCGATGAATCCAGCGCCAGCCCCTGCGCCGGTTCCGCAACCTATTATCCCGCAACCGGCAGACGTTCCTGAAGAGGTGTCTGAAGACCCACCTGTTCCTAAACTTGTCACCTCGAAAAAGATTAAAGATCCTCTCGTGGTCCTTGAGATGATCATGAACCAGCATCTTTACACCGATCCGAAGTTGGCAATGGATGCCGCCGCGAAGCTCGCGCCTTATGTGTCCGCTAAAGTCGGTGAAACCGGGAAGAAAGAGGCGAAGAACATGGCGGCGAAGAAGGCGGCAGGGGCTTTTTCAGCCATGACACCGCCTAAAATTGTCGTTAATAACGTGATTTAGCGCTTAACACTACCTGAGGGGCGTCTTTTTCCTGCTTAAACTGGCGAAGATAATCCCCCATTTCCTTAAAATCACCGCCCAGCTTTTCCATTAAACCGATCAGTTCCATCTGATGGGCGAGTGGGAGTGGGCGAAAGAAAAGCCCAAGCGTAAATTTCACCAGTTCAAGCTGGCGCGTCAGTTCCTCGGTCGTTTGATAATCTTTGTGAAGCGTAAAGTTTTCGATTAATCGGCTCGATCGCATTTTCAGACATCCTCTCGCTAGGTTTTGAGAACTTATCGATTACCTCGACCTAAAGATTCTCATTCCGAGCTTATTTTAGACAAAGGTCTTCGATGGAATGGCGTACCGATTGCCCTGACTGGGCCGAACGATTACTGAATAAAAAATCGATCATCCCACCCCCGATTTATCCTGAAACGGCTGAGATTGCGCTTAACATTTTCAAAAAACTCCGTGTTTCTGATCTCCCCGGTAAGCCCACCTTCGGGGAATGTTGTGATCAGTTCATCTTTGATTTCGTGAAAGCGATCTTTGGCGGCTATGACGTCGAAACCGGGTTTCAGAAGATCAGAGAATATGGCCTTCTCATCAGCAAAAAAAACACGAAGTCGACCATCGCCGCAGGCGTAATGATGACGGCCCTGATTTTGTGCTGGCGCGAAGATGAAGAACACCTGATTCTGGCCCCGACGAAAGAGGTGGCGGATAACAGTTTTAAACCGGCGGCATCGATGATCCGATCCGATGAAGAGCTGTCAGATATTTTTCACGTTCAGGACCATACCCGTACCATTACCCATCGGGTGAATCGCAATTCACTCAAGGTTGTTGCCGCCGATACCGATACGGTGTCCGGTAAGAAGTCCGGGCGGGTGCTGGTGGATGAATTGTGGATTTTCGGTAAACGCGCTAAAGCTGAATCGATGTTCATGGAAGCCCTGGGTGGGCAGGTTTCCCGAAATGAAGGATGGGTGATTTTCCTCACCACGCAAAGCGATGAACCTCCCGCCGGTATCTTCAAACAGAAACTCGATTACTGGCGAGATGTGCGAGACGGGATCATTAAAGACCCCAAAACGCTCGGAATTTTGTATGAATTCCCGCAAGACATGATTGAAAGCAAGGCTTACGAAGATCCGAATAACTTCTATATCACGAACCCGAACATCGGGCGATCGGTCAACCGTGACTGGCTCGAAGGTGAGTTTAAGAAGTATCAGCACAAAACCGATGGCACATATCAGCAGTTTCTGGCCAAACACCTGAATATCGAAATCGGGCTTAACCTGCGAAACGATCGGTGGCCGGGTGCGGATTACTGGGAGTCCCAGCAGGATGATTCGATCACGTTCGATTCCATCCTGAAACGTTCCGAAGTGATTTGTGTGGGTATCGATGGCGGTGGCCTGGATGACCTGCTGGGGCTGACAATCGTCGGACGCGATAAGCATTCGCGCGAATGGCTCTCCTGGTCGCATGGGTGGGCAACGCGTAAGGCGATCGAACGACGCAAGAGCGAAGAGAGCCGTCTGAATGATTTCGTGGCCAACGGCGATTTCACGATTATCGATGAAGTCGGCGAGGATTTTGAACAAATCAGCCAGATGGTGATGCAAATCTTCAATGCGGGCCTCCTCGATAAGGTCGGAATGGACCCGGCTGGTGTGGGCATGTTGCTCGATGCGATGGTTGAAGCGGGCCTTCCTCAGGATTCCATCATTGGCATCAGCCAGGGGTGGCGTCTCGGAGGCGCGATTAAGACCACTGAACGCAAGCTTGCTGAAGGCACACTGATCCATGCGAAACAACCGCTGATGAACTGGTGTGTCGGGAACGCGAAAATCGTCACCTCCAGTAA